TAACTTTACCACAGGTACTTCTGGTTATTTAGACATTAGTACAGTTATCCCTACAGGTGACGGTATTGTTGCTTTAGCAGCACATAATGGATTCTTTATTATCTTCTGTAAACGTAGCATTATAATTTATGCTAATCCTAAAGATCCAGCAACAATGACATTGCAAGATGTTATTAAAGGTGTTGGATGTATTGCTCGTGACTCAGTAGTATCTGTATTTGGTTCAGATCTTTACTTCTTATCTGAGACAGGTGTACAATCTCTTGGTCGTTTGATTCAAGAGAAGTCTATGCCACTACGTGATATCTCAAAGAATGTGCGTGATGATCTTATTGCTAACGTAGGTACAGAAACTTTAAAGAATGTAAAAGCAGTTTACTTTGCAACTGATGCGTTCTATTTGTTGTCGTTACCTTCTACTGGATTTACTTATTGTTTTGATACTCGTGGTATGTTAGAGAATGGTGCAGCAAGAACAACAATCTGGAAGAACATTAATCCTACAGCGTTTCATGTAACAGAAGATAGAAAACTATACGTAGGACAGCCAGGTTACATTGGTAATTATACTGGATATCAGGACAATGGTTCTAGTTATCGCTGGTCTTACTACACTAACTACTTTGACTTTGAACAACCAACAGCTATTAAGATTCTTAAGAAACTTGGTCTAGTTGTTATTGGAGGAGGAAGTCAAATTATCTCTATTAAGTGGGGATTTGACTATACAAATAACTATAACAGTAGTACGATTGCTTTAGATCCTATTGCTGTAGCTGAGTATGGTACTGCTGAATATGGTATTGCAGAATATGCTAATGGTATTGCTTTGGATACTTTGAAGTTTAATGCTTCAGGATCTGGACGAGTATTACAAATTGGATTTGAATCAGATATTAACGGATCTCCGTTGTCTGTTCAAAAAGTAGACGTAGCTATTAAAACAGGAAAGAATATATAATGTCTGATTATTCAAAGTCAACTAACTTCACCAGTAAGGATACTCTTCCTACTGGTAATGCTGGTAAAATTGTTAAGGGTACTGAGTTAGATACTGAGTTTACAGCTATCTCTTCTGCTATTGCATCTAAAGCAGATGTGTCTAGTCCTGCTCTGTTGGGAACACCTACTACACCTACAGCAACTACTGGTTCTAATACAACTCAGATAGCTAATACAGCTTATGTTAAAACTGCTGTTGATGCTCTTGGTACTATTGGTACTATGGCTGCTCAGAATAAAACTGCAGTAGATATTACTGGTGGAACTATCGTAGGTATTACTGACTTAACTGTTGCTGATGGTGGTACAGGTCGTTCTACTCTGACAGATAAAGCAGTTCTTATTGGTGCTGGAACAAGTGCTATTAATTCTGTAGCTCCTGGTACTTCAGGTAATGTACTTAAATCAGATGGAACTAACTGGACTTCTGCAGCTCCTGCTGTAGTAAGAGGATTAGGTCTTGGTGGTGAGACATGGCACAACGTAACTGGTTCTAGAAGTTCAGGAACACCTTACACTAATAACTATAGCTATCCTATTGCTGTATCAGCTACAGGTTCTGCAGCTAACTCAGGTCCAAGTCTACAAATATTAGTAGATGGTATTCAGGTATCAGCATTTAACTGGCAGTTTAACGGAGCTGGTGCTCACTCAGGTGGTTTTACTATTGTTCCTCCAGGCTCAACATATCAATTAAACTTTAATGGATCTGGTATTGATAACTGGGTTGAACTATATTGATTAAAGTACCAGTAGTCAATAGAAGAGACTACATAATGTACTTAGAATTATGTCAAGGTATGTTGTGGTTTCATACAGACATACATAGATGGACACCAGAAGTAAAGAAACAATATTTAAAAGATTTAGATTTACTGCAACACTTAGTAGGTAATCCTCTTGTAGCTTTAGTAGAAGAAGATAATATTAAGTTAGCTAAGTTTGGTAAGTCCATAGGATGGATAAAGATTAATCAACTAAATGTTAATGATAAGAAATATGATGTATACACTAGGAGCGAAACATGGGTAGCATAGTTAATGATGTAGTCGGTTCGATTACAGGGTCAGGTAAAGTATCTGATGCAGCTAATCAAGCTGCAGAACAACAGAGACAAGCAGGTTTAAACGCTGCTAACATCTCTGCATTCCGTCCAGTAGGAATGACTACTAGATTTGGTACGTCTAATTTTACTCGTGAGATTGATCCAGCTACTGGTGTTCCATATATCTCTAGTGCAGGATACACTGCTGCTCCTGAGTTATCTCAGTTACAGAATCAGTTATTTGGTCAATTCAATCCTGCTTATATGCAAGGACAGAACACTTCTGCTCAGTATGCTCCGCTGACAGGTGCTTCTCAAAGTCTATTTAATCTAGGTCAGCAATACTTAGCTCAGTCTCCTGATCAAGCTGCTCAAGATTACATGACATCACAGCAGAACTTACTTGCTCCTCAACGTGAACAACAATTAGCTCAGCTACGTAATCAACAATATCAAACTGGTCGTACTGGTTTAGCTACAGGCGGAACTACTGCAGGTGGTATGCAACAGACTAACCCTGAACTAGCTGCTTACTATAATTCTATTGCTAATCAAAATCTAGGTCTTGCTGCGAATGCTCAACAAGCAGGTCAACAACGTGCTCAGTTTGGTGCTTCATTGTTTGGTACTGGTGCTGGTCTGCTTAACTCACAAGTTAGTGGTCAAGCTGGTGCGTATGCTCCGTTGCAAAATCAATTAGCTTTGTCTGGCACTGTAGAGAATCTATCACAGATGCCTTACAACATGGGTGTACAGCTAGGAACAGCTCAGCAGCCAGGTCAAACTGCAGGTGCAGGTCAATATAACCAAGCATATCAGAATGCTGCTAATACACAATACCAAGGTACTTTACAAGCTCAACAGATGAACAACCAGTTCTTGTCTTCATTGATTGGATCTGCTGCAGGTGCTGCTGGTGGAGGTGCTGGAGGAGCAGGTGCTATGAGTGCTGCTAGTGGTTTTAATCCTTCTGGATTCTCATCTAGTTTAGGTAATCTGTTTGGTAATCCAATGACAGCCTTTAACTATGGTACTAATATTGGCTCACAACAAACTCGTATGTTAGCTGCTCAAGACTTCTAAGGATATATTATGGGACAGAATGTAAACTACCTTCTAGGTAATCAGACTCAGACATTAGGTGCTGATCCTGAGCAATATCGTCAGCAACTAATACAGCAAGAACAAGCTCGTATCGCTGCAATGCCAGCACAGAATCAACTAGGTGCTACCATTGGTGGACTACTTGGTCGTGGTATTGGTAACGTAGCTTCAGGCAATAACTTCTTTGAAGTAACTAATCCTGTACTACAGAAGCTAACTAAGATACAAGATATCTATACTACATCTATGAAAGATTCAGATCCTAATGATCCTATGTCTTTCTATACTACACTACAAAAGAACTTCGCTTCTGCTGGTCTAGGTCAACAAGCTCTGATGGCTGCTACAGAAGCAAGTAAGTTTAAAGGTGTTGATATTAAGAATAAGAAAGATCTTACTGAACTTTACACTGCTAATCCAGGTGAGTTGGATAATGCTATTCAACGTGCTACTGAGTCTAAAGATGAGAAAGCTATTGCAAATCTCACTACTCTTAAAACAACTATTGAGAAGAAACGTGGTCTTGACTTGGCTAAAGAGCAAGCTCAGATTGAACTTTATGGTGCTCAGTCTGCACAGGCTCGTGCTGCTGCTCAGAAATACTCAGAAGAAATTGCATCAGGTAAATACGACTTTAAAGTTATTGCACAGAACGGTGTTACTCCTTCACACATTGTTATCATTGATAAGAAGACTGGTGAAGAAAGAGTTAAGCCTTTGTCTGAGAGTTTAATCCAAACTCCTCCTGGTACTCCTGCTGCACCTGCACAACCTCCTGGTGGACCTTGGAAGGTAGTAACTCCTACTCCTGTACCTGGAGCTAAGTAATGGCTCAATACACTGTTCAAACCCCAGACGGTAACACAATTACTCTCGAAGGTCCTGAAGGTGCTACTGATGCTCAAGTAATAGCTAAAGCTCAAGAACTCTACAAGCCTACATACAGCACAGGAGATATTGTCACTCGTGGTTTAGAGAGAGGTATTACTTCGTCTATGCGTGGTCTAGCTCAGATTACTGGTGCAGATCAAGCAGTGCCTACTGCTGAGTCTTATGACATCATGGGCAACATTACGTCTAATGCACCAGTACAGGGTATAGCAAACCCAGCAGACATAGATAGGCAGAAGCAAGCAGAGCTAGAGTTCATGCGTAAGCAGTCTCCAGTTACAGCGTATGCTTCTCAGATAGCTGGTAATATTCTTGATCCAGTTAACTTACTTCCTATTGGTCGTATTGCTACGATAGGACAAGGTGTAAAGAACCTGGCTATTGCTGGTGGTATTGGTGGTGTATTAGAACCAGTATATGAAGGTGATTCTAGACTTCTTAATACAGCCACAGGAGTGGGCTTTGGAGGATTTTTAGGAGCAGGTGCAGGGGCTATAGCACAACGCTTTGGAAAACCTCTCATAGAGGCTCTAACACCTGCTGCTGAGGAAGCTCAACGTAAGGCTGGTGTACCATATATTCTAGGAGGTACTGGTAGAGACAATGCTGTATTCCCTGATGGTATCTCAGAAGTAGGTCAAGCTGCTCAGGCAGTACCTAAGTCACTGCAAGATAACATTGCTCCTTGGATGCAGAACATTGCTGATGCAGAGACACGTACTAGAATTGAAACAGATATTACTAATGGTGATTATCGTTCTTTCTTTACTGAGTCTCCTTTCAGGATGGCTGATTCTCCATCATTCAGAATTGAAGAAGCTTTCAGTGCAAACAATCCACTACGTCAACAGAATTTAGAGGCTTATCTGAAGACTGGCTACAAAGCTGAAGATCCAGAACAACTACTTACTCGTATTGCTGCAGCTAACAAGGCTGGTATCGGTGCAGAGTTAGACACAGTACCTATTAATATCCCTGCAGATTCTGCTGTTAACTTCTTATTGAATCGTAAGGTTCAAGAGATTGGTGGTCGTGACTTAATGACTGCGTATATACCACAACTACAACGTGGTGTAGATATGATCAAGAATATTGATGAGTTATTCCTTAATGGTCGTGCTGCAGGTATGACAGATGCAGAGATCGCTGCTGTATTTAAAAAGGATTTTGATGAAGTCAAACCACTGCTCTTCTCAGCAATCGGAAACGTATCCAATATTGGTCGTGCTCTACAAGCAGCTAAAGCACAGAAGCGAGTTATTGGTTCTACTGAAGAGATTATCAAAGGACTCAGTAAGAACGGTGGACAAGAACTAAACGATATCTTAGCTCTTAAAGATGCAGTATCCATGATTAAGAATGCTCCTGGTACTAGCTTTGATAAGAATGCTTCTATTGCTAGTCTTACTAAAGACATGGTTAAGCAGCCTAACTGGAAAGATAAATTTGGTGAGTATGTAGTCAATGCTTATATCTCTGGTCTTGCTACTCCTGCAGTTAATGCTGCTTCTGGTATTGCTAAGCTAGGACTACTGAGTGCAGAGCGTATCATTCAAGCTGCTACTCCAGGAAGTAAAGTAACTCTTGGTGAAGTTATTCCTGCATTCAGAGGAATGATGGACGGTGTATTAGAAGGTGCTTACTTTGCTAAAGAAGGATTCTTAAAAGGTAGTCCACTTGATGCAGCTATGCCTGAGATCAAAGGTGCTATCGGTATGCAAACTGGTGCGTCTAAGATTGAGAAAGTTTTAGGTCAAGTAGTTCGTACACCTGGTCGTGTTGGTGTAGGTACTGACGAGTTCTTCAAGGCTATCTTCCGTAAGATGGAGTTCAATGCTCAAGCTGCACGTCTCGCTAATACTGGTAAGTATGGAGATTCAGAGACAGTATATAACTTACTACGTAATGTAAATACTAAGGCTGCTGACTGGAGAGACAACGTACTTAAAGCACCAGGCTTAGCTAATATGTCTGATGCAACTCGTATGCAGTTAATCAAGGACGTAGGCGACTTTGCTAAAGCTGCTACATTCCAGCAAGATCTAGGTAAGTTTGGTCAAAACGTATTACGATTCAGATCACAGCATCCAGAGATGGCATGGGTAGTTCCATTCGTTAAGACTCCTATCAACATTATGAAGGATGCATTGTCTTATACCCCATTGGGTGTGTTCTCTAAGAACCTTCCTACTGATGTTAAGATTGCTCGTACTGCTATTGGTGTTGGTATTACTACTGCAGTAGCTCAAGCAATTGGCTCTAATAATCTTACAGGTAGTTATCCTAAAGATGCAGACAAACGTAATGCTATGATTGCTGCAGGTCTTCCTGAATATAGCATGAAGATTGGTGATACATGGTATTCATATGCACGTATCGAACCTCTTGCTACTATCATGGGTTCTTCTGCTGACGGTATTAACGCAGTGCGTAACTACTACAGTAAGAATCCTTTAGACCGTAAGCTTAAAGATTTAACATTAGACGTAGTTGGTGGTATCACTAAGAACATTGCATCAAAGACATTCTTAGAAGGTATCTCTGGTGTACTACAAGCTATCCATGATCCTGCTCGTTACGGTGGTAGCTTCATTAACAGCTTTGCTGGTCTATTAGTTCCGTCATTCGTAGCTGCTCCTGCTCGTTCTTCAGATCCTAACATGCGTGTAGTAACTAACTTTGGTGAAGCAGTACAGAATCGTATGCCTAATCTAGGTCAAGACTTTGCTAGAAAAAACCTACCTGCTCAGTCTATGATTTATGGCGGTCAGCGTCCTAATCCATCTTATGGTCCTGCTGCATTCACTGGTATTCAGACTGCACCTGCTGCACAGAATGAGATACAGAAAGAAGCTGCTCGTATAAAAGTAGACTATAACCTGCCAAGTAAAACTTTAAAAGGTGTTGAGCTAGAAGGAAAAGATCAAGCTAACTATCAAGCCTTATCTAGTCAATATGCTGATATGATTCTTCCTTCAGTAATATCTTCTCCTGGTTATCAATCTGCTCCTGATTCTTTAAAGAAAGTTATCTTTGAAAAAGCAATGCAGAAAGCCAGAGCTGCTGCTACTAACATTCTCTTCGGGGAAAAGATGAAAGACCCTGAATTTCAACAGCAATACATACACAATAAATTAAAACAAAAAGGTGTGGAAGAGTAATGATATATGACAGATCCCTATGGAATAGCAGAAGGAGCAAAAGCCCTTAGTAATAGTATTGATAGTGGTCGAGAGGCTGCTAACAAGCTATCTAAAAGCATTGAAGGAATACAACAAGACGCAGCAGATGTAGCACAGCGTCAAGCTACAGAGAGACGTAGAGCAGCGAGAGAAGTAGAGTTTAAGAAACAAACAGCTTTGATTAGAGCGTTGGAAGACTGGAACAAAAAGAAACAAATCAGTGACCAGGAAGCAAAGCTAAAGATAGACTTCATTAAAAAGCACGGTGCTAAAGAGTGGGAAACATTACTTAAGATTAAGTTGGATATAGAGAAAATGGAACAACAAAATAGAGAACAATATCAGCATGATATGAAAGCTGTTAGACGAGTACAGTTTTATTGCTTCGCTGCTGCTGCAGTTATAGCTTGGTATTTAACTTGGGGTTATAAAATCTAGGAGTAATTATGTTTGGAATAGATGACATCATTGGAGTAGGAATGAAGCTGGTTGATAAGCTGATTCCTGACCCTGCACAGAAAGCACAAGCACAACTGGACCTAGCTAAGTTAGCTCAGGAAGGTAGACTTGCTGACATACAAGCAGACATGAATGAGCAGAACAATGTCTCAGATCGCTGGAAAGCGGACATGACCTCTGACTCCTGGTTGTCTAAGAACATAAGACCTATGGCTCTGATAGCTATTCTTGGTGGGTACATTGTGTTTGATATGATTTCAGCTTTTGGGTTGGATGCTAAC